AAGTGGACAAAATATTGGATCTTATTTTTCTTTAGATCATCGGGCGCATAGTTTCTCCGTATGGAGAGCACTACTCGGCTGCCTTCTTCTACAGTTACAATGTAGGGCAATTTTATTCCAGTTGGTTCATTATTTGAACCAACCTCTTCGAAACCTTCTAAATCTAGATTAACATGACACTCCAGTAGTGTGTAAATCGGTTCGTTCTTGCCGGTTTTTTTGCTACCCTCTAGGTCACGTTCTTTTTTTTCTAATTCATTTTTTTCAACATTGCCTGGTGGTCCTAACTCCACATCTCTGTAGAAACCATTGACCTGTTGTTTTCTTAATTCGTTTTCAGATATTTTAATCGTATGAATAATCGCTTCCGCATCGTCTAATGAGGTAGCCGTGTACGGAACGATTAATTCATCTGCTGGAACAAACTTCGATACAGCTCGTCCCAGGTTTACATCATAGTAAACTTTTTTAAATGTTGATCCAGCTAGTGGTAGATGAAACAACATAGAATCAAACTCAGCTTCATATTCTTTCATCTGATCCATAACCAAATAATTCATAAAATCTTTTACACGTTGTGCCTGCTGTTCTGTTGCGGGATTTTTTACACCGATGATCTGTGTTCTGACCGGTCCATCACTTGGTAGTAATTCTTTGTAAGCCTGTGCTTGGAATTGTGTAACGGCCTCTGCCATCACCGGGTGTGTTGCACCACTGGCTCCCTGAAATGGTTCTGTTCTGTTTTCGTATTTAAATCCTAAAAGATCTAGACCCTGTATATATCCCTGCTCCCAATCTTTTCTAGAACTTTTGTAGTCCATATAATTTTGGGTCATCTCGTTACCGATCGGTTCTAAAACATCATCTGGTAAAAGTTCTGCTAGATTATCAAAGTGTGATTCTGTTCCTGGTACGTTGATCGCACCTGGCTCGTAGTCTAATGTTACGCCACCATCCTCTTCTGGTATGACCTCGATCGGTCCTTTTTCCTCTACTGGTTCCTGAACAGCAACATCCTGAATCTCCTCTTGTGAGGGAATCTTTTCTTGGTTTCTAGTGTTCGGGAGTCCTTTATCTATTTCTGCCATTTAATACTCCTATCCTTTGATACCACGTTTTAATAGTCCTGACAAGCCCTGTGAATCCGGATTCATGGATCTTATTTGTGGACCTTTATCTATACCACCAGATAGTCCTGCAATACCACCGCCTGCTAATTTTTCTTGAGTGCCAAATAAACCTCTTTGGTTTGGTTCTTGCATTCTAAAGAGTGTCCCCTCACCAGGTCTTAAAGGTTCTTGACCAATACTTTTAAGATACTGATTTAAAAAATTATCGCTCGCTGTAAAAGATCTATCATACGTTGGTAAAGATAAATCTATCTGCATATCTTGTTGTGCAGTCATAGGTCCTACTCTTCTTCCTGCAGGTTGTGCAAGTTTATTTGTTAGAGGTGTAACATCTGGTGCATCTGGTGCATCTATTGTAACATCTCTTCCAAAAATATTCATAGTTTTAGGTTTTGCTTTAAATGTTCCTTCTGATTCATCTAATGCTGATTGGTAATCTAAAGCACCTGTCTCTGGAGTGTTTACGATTTTATTTTTTAAATTTTCTAAAACTGTATCTGCTTTAGCTTTTGCACCCGATGGAATAAACAAAGGATTTCTAATTAAGTTTGTTGCAGACGTTTGAGATAATCTTCTAAAATTATCTTGATCAATAATTCCTTGCGCATAAGTTTTTGCTGCTGGTGATAATTGAACACCAGATTCTAATAAATTTTTTGCTCTTTCAGCGTCTGCATCTAAATTTAAAAGACTACCAAATAA